AGGAGCATCGCGGTCGCGCGACTGCGCCCGGTGGCACCGTGCGCCGCTTTGTCGAGGAGGACGAGGGGCACGCCTTCCCGCTCGGCACGATGGACACCTTCGCCACGTACTACGCACCTGCCGACTTTAACGAGACGGCCAACACGATGGCGCTGCCGCTGTACGCGAAGCAGGAGCCCCGCAAGTTCGACCGGGGCACCGATTTGCACACGCAAGCCAACCCGCTACCGCTGTGCCACCGACCTCAGCTGCTGGTGAAGCTGGAGATCGCGTGATGGGCCTCGTCGAACAGGTCTATGCCGCCGCTTTGAACGCGGGCCTGCTGCGCGGTTGCCGGTGGCAGCCTGCCGATGGCTCGCCGTCGAAGACGCACCCGGTCGGCTTCACTGCGCCAGACGACACCGTGTTCGACGGACTGGCCTCGACCACCGACCACCAGATGTCGTACCCGGCCTCGGTCCTCAAAGGGCTGGCTCCGCGCGACACGGTCGAGATCGATGGCGTGATCTATCAGGTGCGTAGCACCCGGGCCGTGGGCGACGGCTCGGAGATGCGCGCACAGCTCACCAGGGTGTAGCGCCGTGTCCGGCAACTCGATCCGCGAACAGATCCTGCTCGCGGTGATGGCGGCTGTCCGAACGCCGGTGGAATCGCTCGGTGCGACGCTACACCGCTCGCCCACGGTGGCCATCAGCCGGGAGCAATGCCCTGCACTGGTGGTGTTCCCCGAGTCCGAATCGATCACCGAGCGCGCCAACGACCGCGTCACACGCGAGCTCACGGTGCGCCTCGTCGCGCTGGCCCGCGCGGTACCTCCCGCCATTCCGGAAACCGAGGCTGACCGGCTGCTCACTGCCGCCCATGCTGCGCTGCTGGCCGACCGGAATCTGGGTGGCCTTGCCTTAGGTATCCGCGAGCAGGAATGCGAGTGGGACGTCGAGGACGCCGATGCGGTGGCCGCCACGATTCCGGCGCGCTATGCGATCACTTACCGGACGCTCGACACCGATCTTTCAGCCAAAGGATGACCCCCATGACTTCCATCGTTCTGACTCAGCCGCACACCCACGCGGGCCAAGCCCACAAGGCGGGCGAACGGCTCGATGTGGATGGCAGCACCGCCGACTGGCTCATCGCCAACGGCATCGCCCGCCACGACCGCCAGCCCATACCCGAGCCCCAGCCGCAAGGCGACGGCACACCCATTGAGCCCATCCGACCCATCACCACCCAACGTAAGGAATCCAAATCATGAGCACCTACGCCAGTTTTCAGGGCCGCGTCTTCCTCGGCAAGCGCGACGAATCCGGCCTGCCCATCGAAGTGCGCTCGCCCGGCAACGTCGCCGAGCTCAAGCTCTCGCTTAAGACCGACGTGCTGGAGCATTACGAGAGCCAGACCGGCCAGCGCTCGCTCGACCACCGGATGGTCAAGCAAAAGTCGGCCACTGTGAATCTCACCATAGAGGAGTTCACCAAGGAAAACCTCGCCCTGGCGCTGTACGGCAACCACGTCACCGGCAGCACGGGCTCGGTGACCGCCGAAACCATCGGCGGCGCTGCTCCGGTGGTCGGCGACCGCTATTTCTTCGCCCATCCCAAGGTATCGGCGCTGGTGGTGACCGACTCGGCGGGCACGCCCGCAACGCTGACCGCAGGCACGCACTACACCGCCGACACCGATTTCGGTGCCCTCCAGTTTCTGGATATCACCGGCTTCACCGCACCGTTCAAGGCCGCCTACAGCTACGGCGTCGCCACCGAGATCGGCATCTTCACGCAGGCGCTGCCCGAGCGCTACCTGCGCCTGGAAGGCATCAACACCGCGCAGGGCAACGCCAAGGTGCTGGTCGAGCTGTACCGCGTGGCCTTCGATCCCTTGAAGGAAATCTCCTTCATCTCGGACGAGTACAACAAGTTCGAACTGGAAGGATCGCTCCTGGCCGACACCACCAAGCCCTATGACGCGGTGCTTGGCCAGTTCGGCCGCATTGTGCAACTGTGATGGGGACTGCCATGAGCGATCTGGAAGCTCTCATCCCACAAGCAGTGGAGCTGGTCATCGACGGGGAGCCGTTGGCCATCAAGCCACTCAAGGTCGGCCAGATGCCCGCCTTCCTGCGCGCGATCACGCCGGTGATGCAGCAGATCGGCAGCGATGGTATCGACTGGCTGGCCCTGTTCGGCGAGCGCGGCGACGACCTGCTGACGGCAGTGTCCATCGCCGTCGGCAAGCCCCGCGCGTGGGTCGACGCCCTCGATGCCGATCAGGCCATCCTGCTGGCGGCAAAAGTGCTAGAGGTCAACGCCGATTTTTTTACCCGGACGGTGATGCCTCGGCTCGACGGGTTGATCGCGCAGACGAGCGCGGTGGTGGCAGTGACCACGGCTGGTTCGACACCGTCCAGCACCTGATCGAGCGCGGCCACCGGTTGCCCGACATCCTCGACTACACCCTGGCGCAGGTGCGCGGCTTCGCCGCCGCCACCGCGCGTGAGGACGCCGCACGCGATGCCCGGCTGCTCTCGCTGATCGCCATCGGCGCACGCGGAGACTCGCGTCACCTCGACCAGACCCTCGACAGGCTCCAAAACTATGCGCATCTCGGTTCGCATCGATAGCAAGGCCGCGCAGGCGCAGTTGCGCCGCTGGGGCGGCGAGTTCCGCGAGAAGGTCCAGAAGATAGTCGCGCGCGGCATCGCCAGTGAGGCCGCCGAACTCAAGCAGGACGTGCGCAGCCACGTCGCGGGCCAGATGGCGGTGGTCAAGAAGTCCTTCGTCAAGGGCTTCACTGCCAAGGTGCTCGACAAGGACAAGAACCGGTTGCCTGCGCTCTACGTCGGCTCGCGCATCCCGTGGTCGGGCATCCACGAGCGTGGCGGCGTCATTGGAGGCCGGATGCTGATCCCACTGCACGGTCGTGTCGGCCGCAAACGCTTCAAGGCGCAGATCGCCGAGCTGATGCGCGGTGGGAACGCCTACTTCATCAAGAACGCCAAGGGGAACATCGTGCTGATGGCCGAGAACATCAAGGAATACGACCGGCCACTGTCGGGCTTCAAGCGCCGCTACCGCAAGGCCGATGGCATCAAGCGGCTCAAACGTGGCGCGGATGTACCCATCGCCGTGTTGGTGCCCCGGGTGCAGCTCAAGAAGCGCCTGAACGTCGAACGCATCGTTGCCGGTCGCATTCCGCGCCTCTCCGCACGGATCGAGAAGCAGTTGCGGCTGGTGGACTGAAATGGCGAACCGCATTTCGATCCTCGTCGCGCTCGAAGGCGCAGACGAGGGGCTCAAACGCGCCATCATTTCGGCCGAGCGCAGCCTTGGCGAGTTTGGCGCGAACGCCAAGACCGCAGGCGATAAAGCTGCCGCCGGGATGGCCGAGGTCAAGGCCGGAATGAGCGCATTTGGCGATCAGGTCGCCAAGGCCAAGACGCAGTTGCTGGCTTTCCTCACCATCAACTGGGCCAGTGGCAAGGTGCAGGAGATCGTCCAGATCGCCGACGCCTGGAACATGATGTCTGCGCGACTCAAGCTCGCCACCGCTGGCAGCCGCGAGTACACGGTCGCGCAGAAGGAACTGTTCGCCATCTCGCAGCGCATCGGCGTGCCGATCCAGGAGACCGCCACGCTTTACGGCAAGCTGCAACAGGCTGTGCGGATGCTGGGCGGAGAGCAGCTGGATGCCCTCTCGCTCACCGAAAGCATCTCGCAAGCACTGCGTATCTCAGGTGCATCGGCCACCGAGGCGCAGTCGTCCCTGCTGCAGTTCGGACAGGCGCTGGCCTCGGGCGTGCTGCGCGGCGAGGAATTCAACTCTGTCGTCGAAAACAGCCCGCGTCTGGCCAAGGCACTGGCCGATGGCCTGAACGTGCCCATCGGACGGCTGCGTAAGCTCGCCGAGGAAGGCCGCCTGACCGCCGACGTGGTGGTCAACGCGCTGATGAGCCAGAAGGACAAGCTGGCCGCCGAGTACGCGCAACTGCCGATGACCGTTAGCCAGGCCTTCACGCGTCTGTCGAACGCCTTCGGGCAGTGGGTCAGCAAGCTCGATGAATCGACCGGATTCACCAAGAAGCTCGCCGAGGCCCTGACGTGGCTGTCGGAGAACCTGGACACGGTGATGAAGTGGCTGGGCCGCATCGCCGAGGTCGGCCTCGCGGTGCTGGTCTACCGCCTAATCCCGGCGCTGATCATCGCGTGGCAGACGGCAGGTGCGGCGGCGGTGACGGCGGCCAGCACCACGGCGGCCGCGTGGGCAACGGCCAACCTATCGTTGTCGAACGCCATCGCCACGGTAGGCAAGCTTCGCGTGGCGTTCGGGGTGCTGGGCGCGGCCATCATCGGCTGGGAGATCGGGACGTGGCTGTCGGAAAAGTTCGAGATCGTCCGCAAGGCGGGCATTTTCATGGTCGAGGTGCTGATGAAGGGCATCGAGCACCTGCGCTTCCAGTGGGAGGTGTTCGCCGCCATATTCACTTCCGACACCATCGCCGAAGCCACCAAGCGCCACGAACAGCGGCTCGCGGAGATGAATCGCATCTTCGCTGAGATGTACGCCGACGCCACCGAAGGTGCGAACGCAGCCAAAGGCGCGATGAACACCGCTGCGACTGCTGCCGAGGAAATCGCCAAGCGGCTCGAAGCCGTGCGCCAGGGCACACAGGAAGCGGTCGGGCGTGGCATCGAGGCGGTGCACGCCGCGCTGGAAAAGCTCAAGTCCCGGCTCGGCGAGGTCGAACAGGCCGTCGGCAAGGCCCAAGGTGTGGTCAACGACGCCACCGCCAAGATGGCCGAAGCCTACAAGGGGCTGACCACCATCGTCGAGGCGAGCCTCGCGCAGCAGGTGCAAGCGGTGAAGAACCGCTACGACCAGGAGAAGGCGGAACTGGAGCGTACCCAGCAGTCCGAAACCGCCAAGATCACCAAGTCCACGCAGCTGCTTACCGAGGCGCTGACACAGCAGGCGACCCTGCGCCGTCAGGCCACGACCGAGACGCTCGGTCTGATCGATCAGGAAACGCAGGCGCGCAAGCAGGCCGCTGCCCGGCAAGGCCAGACCGAGGAGGAGCGCCGGGCCAACGTGCAGCGTGTCGAGAACGACATCCTCGCCACCAAGCGCCAGACCCTGGGGCAGGCGCTCACGGAGTACCGCCAGCACATCGACGCTCTCAATGCTGAAGCCAACCGGCATCTGGCAGAAGTGCAGCGCATCGAGGAAGCCAAGCGCCAGTTGTCGATGTCCACGGAGGAGCGCATCCGCGACATCCGCCGTCAGGGTATGACGGAGTACGAGGCCACCGAGGATCGCAAGCGCCAGATCGCCGAGATGCAGGAACAGGCGCGTCGCGCGCTGGCCAACGGCGAGTTGGAGCTTGCTCGCCAGCTCGCGCAGAAGGCGATGGACATGGCCGCGCAGGTGGCCAACAGCCAGACCAACGAGGCCAAGCGTGGCGAGGAAGCGCGCAAACAGTCCGAGCAAGCGGTGTCCCAGGTCACGCTGCTGGAAACACAGTCGCGCGAGGCATACCGCAGGCAGGAGTACCAGCAGGCCACCGATTTGATGCGGCAAGCCGATCAGTTGCGCGCGGAACTGGCGCAGAAGGCCAAGGATGCCGACGTGCAGGCCGCGCAGGGCAAACAGGGCGTGCGCGATGCCATCGACCGTATTCGCCAGTCCGAGGAGATTCTCAACCAGACGCTGGATGCCGAAGCGAAGGCGCACCAGAC